GGTGCGGACCTGCACGATGCGGGGCGGAGCGCCCTCCTTCTTCGCGGCCTCGGTGATGGCCCACAGGACGCTGCCCTTGGATGCCTTGACCGTGCCGAACAGGGCGGTGTCCCACACGAAATAGGTGTCGCCGTTCTCGTCCTTGACCTTTACGAACGGGGCGGAGTTCTTGCCCGCGACGCCCTCGTCGATGTACTTGGGGACGATCTCGACCCACTCGCCGTCCGCGGCTGCGACGGATTCCTGACGCGGCTTGGGAACGACCGTCACGGGAGCGGCAACCGGGGCGGGAGCGGGAGCGGGCGCACCGCGGGCCTCGGACGGACGGAACGGCTCGCGGCGCGGCTCCGGCTTGCGCTCGGTGCGGTCGCGGCGGTCGCCCTCGCCGTCATCGTCCTCGTCACCGACGATCCCGACGATCGCGGCGAGCGCATAGCGGCGCAGGTAGGTGATCGCGCTTCCCATCTGCTGCACCGTCGCGTTGTTCGGGAGCGGGAACATCGCCGTGTCCTCGACCAACTGGCCCGACGAGTGGATCAGCGCGGTCGTGACGGTCACCTTCCCGTCCTCCATGCTGACGGTCTGCACGGGCGCGATGCCGTGCTTCGCGAGCGGGACGCGGATCGCGTTCAGGATGCTGCCGAGCGTGGCATACCTGTTCTTGAAATGCGGGTTCACTCGGTCGAGTTCGGCGTTGCGGATTTCGAGGTTGGCCTTGGAGAGCGCGGCTGCGATCTCCCCGATGTTGTCTGTGCGAAGCATGGTCAGTCTCCGGTAGGTGCGAGAAGGTCGGTCTTTGCGTATGCGGGAATGCGGATCTCGACGACATCGTCGGACCATCCGCGGCACGGTTCGTCGAGGAAGGTCTTGTACAGTTCCGAGAGTCCCGGCAGGCGGGCATCGGCAAGGTCGAGATCCTCGACGTTCAGGCCCGCGCACATGCAGGCATGCGGCGGGTTCTTCTCCACAACGATCAGCACGACGCTGTTCACCTCCTTGCCCGCGAGGCGCATGAACTCGCGGTAGAACGCGAACTGGGTCCAGTAGCCGAAGTGCCACGATGACTTCGCGAACTCCTGCGGGGAGGCAAGACCGCCGTGGGTCTTGATGTCGATGATCGTTCCCGTGGATTCGATCCACCCGTCGAGGCGTGCCTTCGCGGGGATGCCGAACATCTCGCCGCGCAGCGTGAGTTCAACGTCATCGCCGCATGCCGCGATGAGTTGGCGAGCCGCTTGGTGCGACATGATTCCGCCGCGCATCTCATCGACGAGGTAGCCCTCGTCCTTGGTCAGCACCGTGCGTCCTTCGGCGATCTCCTTGAACTTCTCCCACTCCTCCTTCCCGGCCTTCGTGCGCTTGTCGATGTCAGGAGCGACGACGAACGATGCGTCGTACGCGCTCGGGGTGAGGACGAGGCAGTGCAGTGCGCGACCGATGCGAAACGCGGCGGTGTCCTCGTCGTTCTCGCGCTCGGCCTGCAAGTGCAGCGGCGTCGCTCTGTCGAGCGTCTTCAGTGCGGAGGCGGACATCAGGTTCCAAGAGTGGTACTCACCCTCGGGGATTCCGCGCAGGATCTCAATGGTCATGGCAGTTCTCCTCGAAATGGACACGGCGGAATTGCCGTGCGGCGTGTATGGTAGATAGTGTTTCGGCCCCGTCAAGGGGTCGAAAGGGAAAGTGGCAAGATTTTTTTACTTGTCGATCCGGCGGTAGCCGAGCCGCCAGAGCAGGCGGGCCAGTTCCTTGCTTGCCTCGGCCACCCGCTCCTCGGTCCAGTTAGGCTCGATGCAGTGCAGGGCTTCGTGGATGATGGTGTCGAGGAGTTCCTCGTCCTGCTGCCATGTGCCGATGCGGATGCGCCTCCCCTCGGCCTTGCCCGGATCGACCATGTCTCCGTAGTCGCGCAGTTGCGGCACGAAGCGGAGGGTCCACCACTTGCTGTTCAACTTAACGCGCATCTGTCCTTCCTGAACGGCCAGTTTCCGCGGAGCGTGTCCTTCAGGGACGGTCAGTGCGCCGGGAAGAACTCCGGGCGCAGGGAATACCTCGACTCGCCGTTTACGATGTTCACGCACAGCGACAACTTCATCTCGACCGCGCCGATGATCTCTGGGGTGCGGCCCTGCTCGACGTGGAAACCAGCGAACCCGTCCTGATACTCGTCCTTGTACGTCCCCACCCTGACATGGTGCTGGATGTCATGGACGATTCGTGTGCCGGCCTTGTCTGACACGATTCTCTCGCGTGCGAGCGGCATGACCCACTGCTTGTGGACATGGCCCTGCACGATCACGTCGGCGTCGGGGATCACCGCCGCCTGCCTGCGCACCTTCAGGGTGTCGAACGACATGAGCGCGGCACCGCCGGAGCCGTGAAAGTACTTGAGTTTCAGGGAATACCTGTGCGTTCCGACGGCGCACCGGAAGATGACCCACCCACCGTAGCCGCCGGGATGCACCTTGATTTTCGACATCATCGACATGCGCTCGCACAGGCGCTCGGTCAGGTTCGTCTCGACGTTCTTCAGCACCGCCGTCTCATGGTTTCCCATGCCGATCACGACGCATGACTTCGCGTAAGGCGCATAGAAGTCGGCGGCGTGCCTCACGATGGAATCGAAGTAATCACTTGCGGTCGCGTGTTCCTCGCGGATTCCCTTCTTGCTGCGCCGTGGGTCCGCCTTTCCCTCCATAGCGCAGAACAGGTCACCCACGTCGATCCAGCCTCCGCCGCACTTCTGTATGCGGTCGAGATGCTGCTTCTCCATGTCGTGATTCGCGTGGGGGTTGTCGTGGTGAGCGTCCCCACGAAGCAGAAATCGCCAAGAGTCCGTGACACTGTCGGCCTTGAGTTCAACGATGTGGATGTTTCGAGCCGCTGCTGTCACGGACCATGACGGTTTCATGGCTTTGCAAACTATCACCGCGGGATGAATAAACAACGGCCCCCGGCGCATTTGCGCACGGGGGCCGCTTCCGGGGGCGTGGAAAGCCCGCGTATCGGCGCACTGCACGGCACGAACCGTGCAGCCTCGTCAGAGAACCGACCGGGGCGAAAGAAATCTACCACGGCCCCTTGCGCTGTCAAGTTCCGCGTGTATGATTCCGGCCCGAGCGGGTGGAACTGCTCGACATCCTGACAACCGGGCGTGGGGCGGGGTCGCTTTCCACCCGCTCCCCCGCTCCACCCCGGTAACTTTGGAGACTGCCATGAAACTGCCTTGGTTCTCGATGTACCCGACGGACTTCCTCGTCAGCACGGCGAGCCTAACCCCAGTGCAGGGTTGGGCTTACACGCAACTGCTCATGTACATCTGGTCGAACGGCAACATACCGGACGACCATGAGGCATGCGCCCGCATGACGCGATGCGACCTGTCCGCGCAGGATTGGGCCGTGCTGCGATCTCGTTTCGTGGAGGCGGGAGACAAGATTCTCACGCACCCGCGTCTCGAAAAGGAACGAGACGAGGCTTCCGCCCGGTCAGGCAAGGCGCAGGAACGTGCCAAGGCGGCGGCGTCGAAGCGGTGGAGCAAGCCCGAAGCACTGGACAAGCAATGCTCCGAGCATGCTACGAGCATGCCCTCTACAACCACAACCACAACCACAGACACCCCCCTACCCCCCACCGACAAGGCGACCGTCACCGATCGGGGGGGTGGTGTCACGAAAGTCAAGTGGTCGCCGACCACCGATCAGGTCGATCGCCTCGCCCGGTCGAACCCGACCGTCGCGACGAGGATCGAACGCGCCCGCAGCGGCGACCTGTGGGCGCGGGACGAGAAGGGAAACCGCCGTCAGGTGTCTGCTGACGAGGTGCTTTCCGACGCCCGCACGATCGCGCAGAAGGCGATCGGAGACGAACTCGAAGCGGTGCTGCGCGACCTGTGCGAGAAGGGACTGTCGCCCCGCGAAGCCACCGCGCTGTGGCGCGTGTGGTTCGCCAACTGGGTCAAGACCGGGACGAGGCCGCGGGCGGCGATGGCCGCTGAACTGGCCGACAAGAGCATCCGCAACCACGTCGCGGTGTGGAAGAAGCGGGCCGCGGGAGGAGACGCTACTGGCTGATCCTGCGCTGAATGCGCTCCCGGATCTTTTCGGGCGTCATGCTCTCGCGACGACGTTCGATTCGCTCCCTGATCTTCTCCTGCGGCGTCTTCTCGCTTTCGGGGATGAAGTCCTTGACGAACTCGTACAGGCCGTACATCGGGAACCCAAGGTATTGCGTCAGCGCGAGCGTCGCCGGGATGATCCGGACGAGGACAGGCAGGTCATCGGCGGTCATCTCCCGCCCGGCCTGCTCGATCGGCCTGCCGAGAAGCGGGGCGAACAGCGGCCTGCGGTACTGCATTCCCTGAACGACCTGCCCCATGATGACTCCGGGGATTCCTGCCGTGGACGACAGGATTTCGGAGGCAAGCCTCGCGGGGATCTTCTTCGACTCCTCCTTGAACTTCTTCTCCTCCTCGTCAGTCGGTTCGTCACCGCCGAGAAGCCCGGCAATGAGCGACACCATGTACCCGACCGTGACGAGAGACGCCGAACCGATGATGGTGCTTGCCGCGGCGTTGCCGCCGATGGCCGCGGCAGTCTCAAGCCTGCGATCACCGGACAGGTAAGCACGGCGAATCTGGTTCCGGGCCTTCAACGGGTCGCTGGTGAACGGCAGGAGCAGCCTCCAGCCCTGCTGGCCCTTGACCCGCGACGTGGCCGCGAAGAACGTGTCGTCGAACTCGTCGCTCGCGTTCTGCGTCCTGCGGAAGTCGCGTTCCGCACGCAGAGCGGCCTCGCGCAGCGCGTCCTGCCCGGTCAGCACGCCTTCGTCCTCGACCTCCGCGAGACGCGCCTCGACGGCGGTGAGCATGATCTGCTCGTCCATGTAACGAAGCGCGTCCACGGCGGCGGCGATCATCAGGTTCGCGCCGTTTCCAGCATCCTTGAAGTTCTCGAACGCATCGGTCAGTTGCGCGGCGGCAAGGTTGTTCCCGGTCGCACGGAGCGAGTCGATCGACGCCTGCCAAGCGGTCGATACCTTCACTCGGTCGGCGTCGGACAACGACCCGCTGATGATCGAGCGCATGTGCAACTGGTGCCGTCGGTTGAAATACCCGTTCACGGCATGGATCTCGTCGATCCGGGCGTTCCACGACTGCGGCGTCCGCGGCTTCGTGGACCTCGCCACCCCGCGTGCCATGTACTCGACGGGAATCTCGCTCATCAGGCGGATCTGACCGCCGACGACCACCTTCCCGAGAGTTCGCGGTCGCATCGCGAGGATCGCGCCCGTGATGTTGTTGGTCAACTTGTCGATCAGCGTCGGGTTGCTGCGTGCCGTCGCGCCGACTCCGTTCGAGAAGATGGCGAGCAGTCCCTCCGCCGTACCCCTGCCCATCTGCATGTCAAGACCGCGGACGACCGCCGGATCGGAAAGCACCGTGGCGGCATCCCGGTACGGCTGCGCCATGTGGATCATGTCGAGCGACACCTGAACGTGCCGCTCCCACGTCTGGAACGCATCGCTGTACAGCAGCGGCTTCATCGTCCCGCCGATTCGTGCCTGCGCGAAACCTACGCTCGTAAGCGCACTGCGCACAAGGTTTCCAGCCGTCTGCTGCAAGACGTTGGCGTCAGCCTTCATCTGCGTCTCGCGGACTCTGGGCCAGTAGTTGTTCACCACCGGGGGCATGTCGCCTTCGACGAGGAACACGGACTCGAACACGCGGTCGCGGACCTGCGTTTCGAGGATGTTCTTCATGGCATCGACGAGTCCGCGTTCCTCCGCGGAAAGACCGGAACGGATGGCCGCGATGTCCTGCTGCGTCGGGTAGAACTCCCGCGTCGTTCCGGAATCGTGGAACTTGATCGACTGACCGCGCTTGCCAGCAACGGACGGGAACAGGGACAGCGTCTCGTCGTCCATCGCGGCGATCGAAAGGATCGTCCCAACTGGAACGGTAACGTCCTCGCCACCGAACTGCACCGTTCGCACCTGCGCCGACGCCTGACCGAGCAGTCCGTTCTTCAGCGCATAGTCGGAGATGCTCGAATACCCCGCGGCCTCAAGCGCGGGGACGATCTGGCGGAGGATCGACGCATGCTCAAGCGACGCCTCGCCCTTCCCGGCCTGCGCCTTCGACAGCAGTTCGTTGATTACCCCGGTGGACGTTCCCTCAAGTTCGAGCATGAGGGTGTAGATGTCGCTGTTCGCCCGTGCGATTCGCCTTGCGATCGACAGGCGCGGGGGAAGGTCAGAACGCTCGCGTTCCTCCAGCGTCGGTCGCCCGGACATCGCGTTGACGAGATCGTTCCGGAGCGCGTCATACCTCGCGATCCGCTGTGCGCGTTCGACGAGATACCCATTTCGGTCCAACTGGTACAGAAGCGTCGCCTGCTCGACCTTCGACGCCGCATCGACGACGGCAGCGTAGATGTCAACCGCGTTCTCGATGGCAGGGCCGATCGGGCCAGCCTTCGGTCCCTTGCCGGGAGTCACCACGGCACGGATTCGGCGACCGCTCGCCGTGCGCAGCCCGGCCTCCGCCGAATCGAGCAGGGCCTCGACTCGCTGGCGCGTCGCATACCTCATGCCGCGCTTCTTCAACTGCTTTCGCAGCCTCGCGATTGCGGCAATCGACTCGTTCACCTCCGCATCGACGGCCAACTTGACGGCCACGATGGCGATTCGGTTCGCCTGTTCGGGCGTCTTGACGTTCGCGATGCGGACTGCAAGAGGACCGCGCAGTTTCTCCGGAAGCATCCGGGCCGCGTCCCTCGCGATGGCCTGCGCGGCATCGCGGACATCCTCCGCACGTTCCGCACGCTCCTGCATGACTTTCCGCAGGTTGAACAACTGGTTCTGGAGGACATCCTCGCGGCGTGCCATGCGCTTGAGGACCTGCCTGCGGCCCTCCATGACGCCCTGAATGCGTCCCTTCGCAAGACCCATCCCGTACGCGAAGTCGATCGCACGCTGCGCCGCCGCCGAATCGGACTTGATCTGCGCACGGGCCTCGCGCAACGCAGGAATGGCCTTGTCGAGACGGGCCTGAACCTCGTCGAGACGCTGGCTCAACTTCCGCACCTGACGGCGCTCGACCTGCTGGCCGCGCACCTCTCCAGCCAGCAGGCCCTCGTTCCTTCCGATCGCGTAGGCCCAGTCGATGGCACGCTGCGCCGTCCGCTCCGCGTCAGCGAGCCGTTCCTCAAGGCGCTCGCCGCGGCGCAGTGCCGACAGTTCGGTGCGCATCTGCTTGACAGCGGCCTGCGAAGCGTCGAGTTTGCTAGTCACCTTCGCCATGTCGCGCTCGACTGCCGCAACGTCCTCCTGCGCAGCCTGACGCTCAAGTTCAAGGCGCATCTTGGCACGGGTCGCCTGAAGCGTCTTCTGCTCGGCGATGCGTTCCGCGGTGACGAGTCTGCGCTCAAGGACGCGGACCTCGCGAAGCGCGTTCGCACGCTGCGCAGCGGTCACGTTCTGGACATCGCGGACCTGTCGCTGGAGATCCGCAATCTGCTTGCGCAGCGAATCGACTTCGGAATCCTCGTCGGAGGCGCGGGCCATCGAGATGCCGGGAGTAGACACATCAGGAACCCGTCCTTCTTGCCATGTCCAAGAAGGCATTAGGCCTGACTTTTGCGTTGCAAACGTGGTGTCCTCAACGGCGGCAGTCCTGTTTGCCTCTCCATGTGGTCCATAATTGAGCCAACTATTTTGACCACGGGTTTCCGATGTGAGAGCGCCGACCGCGCTTCCGGTAAACAATCTGACATGCGCCTGCCACGCATTTTCTTCGCCGTCTGCCCGGAAACCTGCGCCTTCAAGACCATGACCAAAAGCATCATGGACTGCACGGAAAAGGTCGTTGGCAAGCACGCGCTTTCGAGGACCGTCTGGAGATCCATACGGCCACAATAGGCCAGTTTCAGCAAGAAGCGGGTTGTCGCTTACGTCAGTCGGTTCGGTTCCGAAACCCGCTTCCGACGTAAACACCGCCATGCGCTTGTTGGACCGAAGATCACGCATTGCGTTCCACGGTTTTCCGTCATATGGATCGGTCGTCTCGTCGTAGAAATAGAACGAGTAACCCGCACGTTCAAGTGCGCGATATTGCGCCATCGTTTGCTTGATGAGATTTTCGTATGCCTCACGGACGATTGGATCGTTCGGAGCATGCGGCATGGCGTCGTAGGCTGCGGCAATCCGTCGCGCACGATCCTCGTCAACCTTGGCGTAATATGCTTGCCGACGTAGCGTTATGCCATTGTCTGCCGCGTATTGTTCGGCAACCGCGACGAGGTTTGGATCTGGTCCGGTCGCACCCGATACACGCGGCGAACCTTCAAGCGGCGCAAGGCTTCGTACCGTTCCGATCCATCCTCTGTCTCCGGCTGCACGTTCGATTGTTTGCTCTGCTTCCGCATACTGGCGATCTCCTTTGAGCGAAACTTGCGATGGTACACCAATCTGCACTGGACGGGAAATCAGTCGATCCGTTTCCTCAATCTCTCGGGCATATGAGACGTTGAGATCCTCGGCCCACAGCAAGGTGCGGGCCAACGGGGAAAGCGTGGCGACTGGCTTGACGCCGCTCACGCGCTCGACGGCGGCGGCGCGGGATGCCATGTCGATCACGGCCATCGCAGCGGCGACATCGCGGCCCATAAGTCCACGGCGGGCGGCGAACTGGACGAACGGGTTCAGGACGCCGCGCCCGGTCACCCGTTCCGCGGTGGCACCGAACGCCTCCGCCTCTCCCTCCTGCTGCAAACGGGCAGCGCCAGCCCGTGCCGTGGCGGCGGGAACGGCGACCTCGACGCCAGCGAGTCCTGCGCCAGCGGCAGCGGCCTGAATGCGGGCAACGGCGTCCATGCGCTGCTTCGACGCGCTCTCGGCCCGGCCCCGTGCGTACTTGGCACCAGCCTCGTAGATCGGCGCAAGCCCGACGCGGTCTGCGTATGCCTTCGCGATCTCCGGTCGGAACATCTGGATGTCATGGAACAGTTCGTGGAACGCCTTGGCGCGGACCTGCGACATGTCCGCGTCGGCGTTCAGGTACACGACTCCCCGAGACTCCATGCTGTGGAACGCAGGCGCACCGAACTTCTTGTCCTTGCCTCGGAACCACACGACGCGGACACCGAGCGCCTCCATCTCGCGGGTGATCCTGCCGCCCCTCTTTGGTGCCTTGACCTCGTTCAACTGGACGCCGCTCGAAGTGCCGATCCCGGACAGGACCGCGGACGGCTCCTGCTGCCTGTACTCCATAGGCATGTCGGAAATCTTCTCGCGCACGGCGTTGTACGTCGCATCGGCGACCAACCTGTCGGTGACAAGCAGGCGCATCTCCTCGTCCGTCGAGGCGATGTCGCGCTCGATCCCGGCGACGGTCGCGGCGGGGTCGATCCGCAGGCCCGGAGCGATCTCAAGACCTTCAGCGACACCAGCCTCCTGCGCAGCGGACTCAAGACGAGCCTGCGCCGCCGCGACTTCTGAACGCGCAGCCTCCAAGTTCGCCTGCCTCTGTTCCGTGGAAACCACGACACGGCCCGGACGGGCCACGCGAGGACGCTTCTGCGCCTCCGATTCGGCCTCCGTGAGCAATTCCTGCGCGGCACGCAGGTCCTCCGAAGCCTTGTCGAAAGCGGCCTGCGCCTCGGAAACGAGCGTTTCCTTCGCGGCACGCTCCGGTGCGCCAGCCTCGTATGTGCGCTGCGCATCCCGTGCGCCCGCGAGCGCGGCATCGAGTTCCTGACGGCGTGCAAGCAACTTCTCGACACGCGATTCGATGTCGCTGCGGGTGTCGGACAGGTCGCGCAGGAAGATCCCGCGTTCCTCCGGTGCCATCCCGTTGAGGCTGTTCAGGGCGACGGACACCTGCGCCTGCTGCGACTCGTCGAGGTCTTCCGTCCAGTTCGTTCGTGCCTTCTGCGCCTCGGTGTGCATCTGGCGAAGCCGGATCTCGGCGTCATTCTCCGGTCGGAACGCCTCGCGCCTGTTGACGATCGCCTTGCGTGCCACCGCACCGCCGACCGCCCCGACGCCGCCGACGCCGCCAGCGGCAGCGCCGACGAAAGCGGCGTACACGCCGTTCTTCAGGTCATCGGACAGCGGTGCCTCGGTGAACGGGGATTCGAGGATTGCGGTCGCCAGTTCCTCCGCGCCTTCCTCGGTTCCGGAGATGGCGACGATCTTCCCGGCGTTGCCAAGGAACCCGCTGCCGATCCGCCCGGTGGCGTTGGTCGCACGGGCGAACGCCTCGGTGCCAGCCTGACCAGCCTTCGACGCGAGCGCACGGGCGACGAGCGGCTGTCCAGCCTCCGAAAGACGGGCAATGACCGCACGGCCCGGCTTCGTCGCCGCGATGCTGCCAGCGACCTTTCCGACGGCCTTGGCACCGACTCCTGCTCCGATCACCTCCACCCCGGTCTGGATGGCCGCGGATGCCGTCGCCCGCCTGCGCATCTCGCCAAGGTCGAACTGGGACAGTTCCTTGCCGGAAAGGGCATCCTCGGCCCGCTTGGCGTCCAGTTCGTCCATGTACGCCAACTGGCCCCCGGTCCATGCGGACAGTGGAATCAACGCTTGGCTGGCGATGGCCGCTGCCGCGGGAACCTGCCCGGTGGCGACCGCCCCGGCAACGCCCAAGAACTGCGGGATGCTCTGCCCGACGCCACGGGCGACCTCCCCGGCGAACCCCTGCTCCTGACCAGCAGCCATTCCAGCCGCAGCGCCACGGGCCGCGACCTGTTCCGTCCGCAGGTCCTCGACCGACAGGCCGCTTCCGGACGGCTCAAGCGCCTGCGACACGCCACGCGCCATCAGGGTCTTGACCGGGCGTGGCAGCGACCCATAGGCCATCGGGAACGTGACGGCCAAGAGCGGGTCCAGCACAGACTCGATGAACTGCGCACGGAGTCCGGGGGTGGCGACCGCCTGCGCGGCCTGCGTCATCTGCGTGCGAAGACCGCGCTCGATCTCGCGAGGCTCAAGCCCGAGAGTGGCAACCTTTGCCGCCGTCGGCAACTTCGGGATGAGCAACTGGTCCTCGTACTCACGGGCAGCGATGCCCATGATGTCCTGCTCCGACGCCGCCATGCCGGGCGCTGCGCCCGGCTCAACGGAAGCAACAGCCGACGAGATGCGCTCGAACGGGGACGACGCGGCCTGACCGACCTCGATCCCTGCCGTCTGCGCTGCCTTCGAGATGCGGTCGAGAGCGGACTGGAATGTCGTCATGGTTCACCGGGTCTGGAGTTCGGCGACGAGCCTGTAGATCTGCTGCAAGGCTGCTCGGTTCTCTGGGGTCGGATTGGCCGCAAGCCGTTCCGCAGTGTCCGCGAGATAGTCAAGCACGGGAACACCCTCGGGGACATTGATGCCGAGTTCCGCCGCACGGGCAGAAAGTTCGATGTCCTCCGCCGCAGCACGCCTTGCGGTCGGGCGCGGGGACGCAACGGGCCGTTCGCCACGAAGGATCGCGGACTCGCCACGGATCTGTTCCGCCTCTGCGGCGGTCTTCTCCGCAACGGCAGCGCCACGCTCCGCCTCGATCGGGGTCATGGCGCGGGTGCGCTCCGCCTTGGACCCGGCCTCCTCGACCTGCGCGAGCAGCCGATCGCGCTCCGCTGGCGCGAGCATGGCGATCCTTTCCGCGACCGCCTGAATGCGGGCGGATTCCGCGGGTGCCATCATGCGCGTCCGCTCCGCCGCGGCCAGCCGCGATTCCGCGCCAGCCATCGTCGCGTACGGCCTTGCACGCTCCGTCTCCAACTTCGCCTCCTGCATCGCCATCTCCGCCTCGCGGGCCCGCTCGCCGCGCTGGAAACGAGATGATGCACCAGCGACCTGCTCGCTGAATCCGGAAGGAGCGAGCATCACCGGACGGCTGGAATGGGTCATGCGGTCATTGATGACCTGCGACATGATCTGAATGTCGGCAGGGCTGAAAGGCATCGACCAGCCGATGTTGCGTGCAAGCGTCTGCGCCTGCTGCATGAGCATCGGGATTCGGTTCTGCGGGGCGATGGAGTTGATGTTGTCGAAACCGACGGTCTGGATCGACATGTCGGCAAGGTCGTCGAGCGCACCGGGATTCGCCTGCGAGAACCAGAACGACGGGAAACTCGCCATCCTAGCGACGTTCGGCGCTGGCGGGATGAGGAACCCGAACCGCTCGATGTTCTTCTTCTTGCGCTGGAGATCGAGCACGCGGGTCATGCGCACCTCCTCCGGAAGCGCATTGTTCGATGCAACGCCCTCGATCTGAAGGTCAAGACCGTCAATCTCCGTGGTGACGAAGTTGTCGGCCAGTCCTTGCGTCATCTGCATCTGCCTGTCGTCGATGACCTTGCGGAGTTCTGCCTGCAACTTGCGCTGCTCGTTCTCGTCCTTCTCCTGCATGCGTCGGTACACGTCCTGAACCAGCGCATACGTCTGCGGGGCGTTCTCCTCCATGCCGATCTCCGCGAACTCGCGGAAGCCGGGGGCAATCGCCTCAAGTTCCTTCGTCATGTCCGCGATGGCCGGGCGGAGACGCTGCGCATCGCGCTGGTTCCGCATCTTCTTCGCCATCGAGACACGGGCCTCCGCACGCTGCTGCATCGCCGCGAACCACTTGTCGGGAGACAGCCGGATGGCCTGCCGCATCCCGTTCTGGTCGGTGAACAGCGCGGCAGGGGTGCCGTCGGGAAGCGTCCCGAAGTCCATCGCCTCAAGCCCGGTGTAATAGCCGTTGTCGAGAGCCTGCTGGACAACGTCGAACGATGCGTACGGGGCAATCTGCTTGGAACCGCGGGCGTCCATCGCGGCCTTCGCGATGGATTCGTCGTCGTACAGCGGATCGAACTCCTCCTGCGGTGCGGGAGGCTGCTGGAATCCCTCGTTCAGCGTGAGCGGCTTCTGCTGCGAGAAGTCGGTCGGAGGTTCCTGCGACGGGAAGGCGGTCATCGGTTTCCTCCAAGCATCATCACGCGCTGCGCAGCGGTGGATGGCGGGAGCAGCATCGACGGATATCCGCCGACCTTGATGTCGAACAGTTCAGCGGCGCTCGGAACCTCGCGTCGTGCGACTCCTGCGGAGATGCCCTCGAACGCAGACTTGACCGGACGCATCATGGCCTCGCCGCCCGGAGCGATAGACGCGGACTGCACCTCCATCGGAGTGGGACGGCCAAGTGCCTCAATGTCCATCTTGGTCTGCGCTTCCGACATGGCGGTCTTTCGCTGCTCCTCGCGGCTTGCTGCGATGTCCTCGACGGCGATGTCGCGGCGGATTCCTGCCTGAATGCCCGGCATTGCGGCGGACATCGCCGCGCCGAACGAGGCGTACGGGTTCTGCGGGTTGTACGTCTGCAACCCCGCTCCGAGTCCGACGAGGAACCGGGAGCCGACCTGCGCGGCACCGGACAGGAACTTGTCCCATCCAGACGGACCCATGCCAGCCATCTGGCGGGCCTGCCGCTCCGAAGTCGGTGCGTCGAGGTCAATGTCGCTAGTTGCAAGTGGTGATCGCATGTTTCACCGTCCTCCACCGCCGAACGCGCTTGCGAACGGACTCAAGATGTTTCCTGCTCCCTGACCGATTCCTTCGGCGATCGCACCGATTCCGGCACCGAGCAGCGCACCGCCGAGCATCTGTCCCGATTGCATGTCCATCATCGCCTTCTGCGTCTCCGCCGCATAGCGTGCTTCGATCGGCCTCGTCATAAACCCGAGAGACTGCTGAAGTTGCGCAGCGCGAGCCGCCTGTGCGGCAGACGTGTACTGCTGGTATTGTCCGCTCTGGTATTGCGAACTCGCAAGCCCGGCACCGAACTGCGCCTGTGCCTGCTGTGCCTGAAGGTTCGCGAGGTTCGACGTGAGCGCGGTCTGCCCCGCAAGGGACGTTCCGAGAGCCTGCTGCTCCATCCCGGCAAGGGACTGCGCAAGGCCTCCGCGTGCGGCAAGGGATCCGGCAGCGGCCTGCGCCTGCATGTTCGCGATCGTGTTCGCCTGCGCCATCTGCGCCGCATAGAGCGTCTGCGCGTACTGTTCCTTGACGGCACCAGCCTGCAACGCGCCCTGCGCGGCAACCGCGCTGATCGCGCTCTGGCCGAACGTCGTGTTGGAAAGCCCGGTGAGCATGGACGACATCGTCTGGCGTGCGACAGCCGCATCGGTCTGCTGCTGGAGCAGCGCGAGCGTGGACTCGCGACCAGCCTCAAGCGTCTTGTACGCCTCGCCGCCCATCTTGCGGAACTCTGCCTGCGATGCGGCGAGCGCCTTCTCGTATTCGGTGATCCTGCCTCCCATCTCCGCGCCGAACGCACCGCGGATTCCGGCGGCACGCTGCTCGAACTTGGCGAGGTCGATCCCGGTGCGCTTCGCGAGGTCCTCCCGCGTCTGCTGCATCTGCGTGGCGTACTTCGACATCGTCTCGTCGAACGACTTCTTGTACAACTCCGCGTTCGCGGTGCGCTCCTTCAGAAAGGAGTCGATCAACTTCCCGTACTCCGTCTCGGAGAACGTACGAGCCTTGGAGTACCCCTCCTCCATCGTCTTGATGGCTTGGAAGTAGTTCTTCTTCCCGCCAAAGAGGTTGTCGAAAAGTCCCATTAGTAGGTTCCCTTCACGTTCTTCGTGTGGCTGACAGGCTCGATGAGGACTGCCATCCTTTCAAGCGCCCACGGTACGCCATAACTCTGAATCTGCACATACGCCGCCTGCCCTCTGATCCGGCAACGCTTGGAATCGTTCCTGCCCGGCAACAGTTCATCAGCGAAAGACGTGATGACCGTCGAGGAATACACCGCTCCGCCGATCTTGTACCGCGGGGCGACCTTGTTCGTCGGAAGTGCCGGAAGCGGAAGCGGCGTCAGCGCATAGAACTCCGGAGCGTAGTAGGTGTACGTCCCGGACGGCGACTGTGGGGTGGTGTCTGGGTAGGTTTCGTCGCGGCGGTACATGTTGTAGTCCGCCGGGTTGAGGTGCTGGATGCGCCAGTCAACCGCTCCCGGATCCGTGTTGTAGACGCGGTTCTGGCCCTTGGTGTATGTCCTCGCTCCGGGATCCTGAATCAGCGTGTCGCTGGTCGAGTAAGTTCCGGCAATCGGCGTCTCGTAGAACAGGTCGAGCGCAGACGTGAACGATGGGTTTCCGGAACTTGGCTGGACACCACCCTCGTATCCGGCGACAGGATCGGACGTGAAATCCGCGGTGCCTCCACCATCAAGCGAGAACGCAGGGGCATCCATGTCCTCAACCACGTTGACCGACACAAGGCTTTGGCCGATTGCGTCTTCGGCAGTTTCCCCGGAACGAATCGACAGGAACGGCCCGGTGAGCCTGTCAATGGGGGTGGAGAATGCTGGATCATCCTGCGAGATGTCCATAGACATCTCGACCCTGATGTCCTTCATCATCACTTCCGCGAGGTTTGGCTGCACGACTGGGCCGAAGATCAGGTTGCTGTTGATCCTCTGCGTAGCGGCCTGCGCATTCGTCACGGTGAGTCCAAGAGACTTGTACCCGGTTGCTGCCTGACCATCGACGCCAGACGTGAGATCGCGGTCAAACCAAGCGATGTACCCCTGTGCGCTTCCGAACGCAAGGATCGGGGCGCGGGCGTCACCAAGAGGAAACTCCCCGGCGCAAGTCGGGGCGCGGAACATCGCCCACCCGGTCTGGATGGGCCAGAACGAATCGGTCGGCTGGTTGTACAGGAGATGGACGCTGCTGTCCGGAAGATCGGTTCGAGACAGCATTACGTGGACGTTCTGCGCCTCCGCGTCATATCCAAGGACGCAGTTCAGGGCATCGAAATCCTGCTGCTGGAAGTACGAATCAAGCCGCCCGCCAGTCACTCGACCGCTCTTGGTGACCTGAAACTCGTTCGGGACAACGCGATACATTCCATCCTGCGCCATCAGATAGATCACCTGCGAATCGCTCGAACACCATGCACGTTCGCTGATGATGCCGACGGAACGCGACAGTTCGATGATCCTCGCCCCATCCACGACCGGGTCTGCGGTCAAGTAAGAAAGCCCGTGTCTGGTCGCGAACATCAGCCCGCTTTCGCCTACAGGAATCAGCGCGACGATCGGCTCTCCGGGAACTCCAAACTGCGTAGACGATGATCCTGCTATTGCATCGTGAGGACTTGCCGCTGTCGGATTCCAGTCTTCAGGATCATTGATGTGGCAAAGAAACCAGTTGTTCGCAGACTCCGTGAAACCGCTCATCGCAAGCCTGCCGCCGAATCGAACAAGAAGATTTGCGCGAGCGCCAGATTCGTTTCCGGGACTTCCGTGACCGGAAGCAGGCCTGATTTCGCTTTCCGGTCCAGACCACTGAACTACCGATGGAGTTGCAACCGTGATGTCAACCTTTCGATAGCAGGTTCCGTCTGCAATATAAAGATACTGGCCGAACACAGCGGTCCCGACGTACCCCGTCGACTTGATCTTGCGGGTCGACGACTGCGTGAGTTTCGTAGGAGTCGTCTCTCCGGGGTCGATCTTCCAGACCTCGCCGCCAGCGATGACGAAGCAACGCTGCTTGAGTACACCTCCGACGAATGCGTCGGCTCGGATGATCGCCTGCACCTCGCGGGTCACAGCCGGGGAAGTGTCGTTGAACTCGAACGCACCGAGAAGCGGCCTGCGCTGCCCAAGACGCAACTTGCCCTTGAATGCGTCGTACGGAACGACATTCAATGCGTCAACGGTGAACCCGCTTGGCAACGCGGAATACGCGCTGTCCACGTTGATGCCGCGGTACGGGAGTGCGACGGAGACGTATGGCATCAGGCGGTTCGCAAGGCAATGAAGTAGACATTAGGACCAATGCTGGATACGTTGATTGTGCTGCTTGTGCTGGTAACTGCTGTCTGAAAACCGACTGAAACGTCACCGATGAAAAGAACGGTCCACGTTCCAGTGACGGAGCGCAGGAAATATGACGGTCCAGAAAGAACTACCTGCAATGCACCGGACAAAGTTTGCGAAATGCCCCCTGAATTGTCGGCCTTTCCAAATGAAATAGATCCAACTTGGTTGATCGCAACAGAAGCATAATCAGTCTTCGTTTCGTCAGCCATGTTTCCGTATGCAAGCCATGCCTTTGTCGCAATGGTCCCCAACTGCGTCACGGCTCCGGTTGCATTACGTCCAAGCACTGCGCCACCGGCAGTATTGATGTCCGCAAGAGCATTATGCGCAATCGTGTTGAGCGTGATGTTTCCGAGCGTCGGCTTCAGCGTCCCTAGGACATGAAGTGTCTGCGGAGATGGAACGAGGACTTCAGAACCGCTGGTTGACTGACATCGGAGCCGTTCCGTTCCATCTGTCCTCAACTGCACCTGCGTAGCACCAGTCGATACGTTACTTGGATCGGCGTCAAGCGTGATACCGCCGTTCGTACTGGTTGTGTACGTCGCATAGGCGGTTGAGGCTTGGTTTGGGTCAGTGATGATCTGAACACTTCCGGAGTTCTTCAGGTGCAGAATCGAACTCGGAGATGTTTCCCCGATGCCGACCTGACCGGACGAGTTGATCGTCACCGCAGTCGTTCCATCTACGGCAAGCCGCATGGTCGATGTGCTTCCGGTGTTCGCTTGGTCGGCGGAAATCAGCAGCGACCCAGTCGTGTTGTCTGCGTTGATTTGCGAATATGCGGCAGCGGCACTGTCCTTGAGCCTGATGATCGGGCTGGTTCCTTCGATGTGCAGAATCTCCGATGGGCTGGTCGTCCCGATTCCGACGTTTCCGCCAGCGGCGATGGTCACACGATCAATGTTGTTCGTGCCGAACGTGAGCGTCGAGTTCTCTGCGTTCGTGATCGACGCGGCGTTGCTGCTCGTAGAAATCGACAGTCCGCCCGATCCTCCGGTCGTCCCGGAGTTGACGAGGTTGATGTCGGCGGTCGTCGTCGAGGAAACGACATGGATGCTCGAAGCGGGAGACGCCGTCCCGATTCCGACCTTGTTGTCGGACAGCACCGTGACCTGCGGGGTTGCCGCATTGTCGATGACGAACTGGATCTTCGAGGCGTTCGACGTTCCGCTTGCGTTGCCTGCGTCCGCGGAAATGACGATGGTTCCGTCGGTGTTGCTGGTCCCGATCTCCGAGTAGATGCCAGCACCGGAATCGGTGTCACGCATGCGGATGATCGGGGCGGCATCCTCGATGTGCAGGACGGCGAGAGGAGTCTCCGTCCCGATGCCAACGCGGTCATTGGTCTGGTCTACGCAGAGCGTCTCCTTGTCGAGCGCCTTGCTGCCCTTCAGGTACGGGAACTGGTATGGAAGCGTCTGCCACGAAGTCGTCCCGTCACCGACCTTCCAGTTCCCGGTGTCCAGTTCATACCCGATCTCACCTTCGAGGAGCGTCGGGTCTGACGAAGTCCAGTTTGCCGCGGTGCCACGGCGGATCTGCAACTTGATTGCCATTGCGTTTACCTTTCCTCGTCAGAACTGGCGCTTGGAACGCAGGACGTACCCGGCGACGAAGCCGACGACGCCGCACAGCACGGCAAAAAACACGGAACCGAGGAACGACGAGAAATCAGCGAGCATCATTCTTCTCCTTGGCCTTCCGGGCCTTGCGGAAGGCTGAATCGAACTCCGGGTCGGACGCCCTGCGGGCGGCGACGTATTCCCTGACGGACTCCTCCTTCGAGGGGTCCATGACATCGACGGCAAGCGAGGCGTCCACGCGCTTCGCACGCGGGATCCATCCGATCGCCACGCGGATGGCCGTCCCGATCCCCGTCTGCCACAGGATGATGACCACGGCGACGAAAATGATCGCGAGGAACGCCCACCCGAGCAGGCCCATCCATGCGGGGATCTGGTCCTCGACCTTCGGAAGTTCGGCATGGATGCCAGCCGCGAGGTCGTAGATGGAGTTTCCCTTGGACTCCAGCCTGCCGTCCCCGGTTTCCTTGCCGATGGCGACAACGTCCTTCGCCTCGCGCTGGATGGCGCTGGCGTTAGCCGCGATCCGCTCGGAAGCGGAGCATCCGGCAAGCAGAAGGTTAGCGGCGATCAATCTCAAGGTTTGCCTCGATCTTGTGCAGGCGCTCCGCCATCGCCTCCTGCTGCGTGACCACGCGCATGAGGAGACGGTCGTGGTGAATGAAGGCAGCGAGCACGCCACCGCACACCGACAGGGTGATTCCGACAATGGCGATCCAGTCTCGGGCGGACAGTCGGACGGTGGTATTCGTATGCTCGATGGTCATTTTTCGTCTCATCAGATGAACACGCGGTACGGAATCCCCGGCGTCGGGGTGAACGTCGGCAGCGCCTCGACCTGCTCCTCGGTCAACTCGAAGGTCACGCGGAGGTTGGCGTGGTAGCGGTTGTCTCCGGGCCTGACGATGTTGCCGTCGATGTCGTAGGACGGCGGGATCGGCCCGATGCGGTCGAGCGCGACCCCTGCCACGGGCAGCACCATGACCTCGCCTTCCTCGTCGGTGCGTTCCTCGGCCAGCCCTGCTGCGATCAGGGCATCGTCGAGGTCGGATTCGGTGGTTGAGCGGAGTAGGTAGTCCATGTCAGGTGGTAAGTGATTGGAGTTGCGCGTTCGGGAGGCGGGTCGGGTAGTACTTCAGCGACCTGATATGGCCGTTCTTGAAGTAGATATCCAACGGGCTGCTGACGAAATCACCGCCGACGACTAGTTGCGTAAGTACTCCTGCGCCTGCAAGTGATCCGGCTGTATCCGTTGCAACAGAGCCGCCATTGGCAACGATTGCGAAGTTGTTTGTATCCCACGCATACGCCATCTTGTACACCGTATTCAGAGGCGGCGCGTATGCGCTGTCAGCCGCTCCCTGAAACGAAGACGGCCCACCAACGGTGGTCAAGAGATACTCGTTGGATGCACCGCCAACCTTGAAACCCATCCGGACGTAGTTGTTGGTAGTCCCGTCGCTGATGTTTGCAGTCAGGTTTTGCGTGTTGCTCTTTGTAATGTCAGACACGGCAACGACTGTTCCGGCCCCGGTGCTAAACCACGAAGTGAAGTTCGCTCCAGTTGCGTAGCAATGGTCGTAAGCCCTCGTCGCCGTGCTCGCGCCCGTGGGGATGTAGGAGGAGGCACCGGAGCCTGCTTCTAGTTGTGCGCCCCAGATCAGCAAACTGCGATCAAGTTCAAATGATGCGGTTTGCGCGTACACATACATAGTTGTGCTTGTCGCGCCAATGTTTCCGGTCGTAGTAAGTTGAATTTTAGTCCACTCTGTGAGCGATAGGCCGGAAACCGTGCATAGCCCAGTACCGGACACGCTTCCCGGTCCAGAGATTTTTGAAATTGAAACAGTCTGGAATGCTGTCGTATAGATCCCGACTTGTATTTGGGTGGTCGTAACGGAGTTGAATACAGATGCGCGAACCCAAAACGAGAACGTATATGGCGAAGTCGATACCGTTGTCACGGTCTGGGAAAGCGGACCACTTCCAGAAGTTTCTCGGAATTGGAACGATGACGATCCGCCAGCGGGATTCGTTTCCGTGACGGTTGCGCCACTATTGCCGTTCAATCCCCAGTTCGTTGTTCCACCGCTCGTTGCAAACGACTCGCTCCAGCAAAGCAGGTTCACCGCCTGACCCTCCACCAGCAGCCCCCTCGGAGCCAGCGTGGTCGGGTCGTAGTCGAAGCGGGGGGCTTGGTAGGGAGCGGTGGTTGTCGCACGGTATTCAAGTGCGTTCGCTCCGATGGAAACCTGTGCGCCCCACACCCAGACACTTGCTGCGCTGTTCGTGAAAGAACGGTCAACAGTATCAGGGCCGTTTGCAACCCACAGCCAGATTCCCATCTGGTCATCGTTTGCGTCAACGCGAGTAAGGCCGACCGTCATCTGACATCTATACCAGCCGTTTCCGACCGGGCTTGCAGATGCACTCACAAGTGTCCAACCGACATCCTCCGCACCTGACACGACTCCGTCGGTCAAGTTGAAGTTTCTGGTGACCCCACGCGATTCGATGTTGTTGGATACCTTGAGCGAACAGAAGTTCGATCCGTTTGCCTTGAAGTACGCAGACAGCGTGACCGTCGAAAGCCCGTTGGTTGAAAGTGCCGTAGATCCGGTTGTTCCGTTTGACTGAAGCACGCGATGCGTACCGGAAACGCCGTCCGACTTGAGCAAAAGCCCGGTACTGGTTCCGTCAGGAGCCGTGGTCGTGTTCGCCGTGTTGAGTCCGCTGGTCGTGGTGTCAATTCTGAACTTCGACCATGCAGCAACGGTGTAATCCTGACTGCGCTGCAACAGGTTGGCATCGGCAAACTGCACCAACCCCTGCGAGTTGATGAAGGTGGCGTTGGTGCTGCGCGTGAACGTCAGGCGCGGGTCGAGGACGCCCGTGGTGAAGTCCAGCGAGAGCGTGGAGCCGTCGCCGCCCTCAACTGGCATGGTGCGCTGACGGCACCGCTCCGCCGGATCGGAACCGAGCAACCATGTGCGGTTTCGTGCGTGCATCAGATGTGGCCGATGAGGACGTTTGCGGTGGGAGCGCTAGCCGCAGACATGGCGATCTCGACGAGTTCAGCGCCGCACAGGTCAACCACGATGAATCCACCGTGCGCCGCTGCCGTGTTACCGTTGTAAATCTTGCAGTCACCGAAGTTCTTGACGTAGGTGAGTCCGAGCGCCATCGACGTGCCGTTGATCGTCGTGTTCGCAGCCCCGGCGGTGACCGTGCAGGTCGTCAGAAGTTGCGGACGCCACACGTCGTCGCCTCCCTTATTCCAGCCGATGACGTGCAGGACGAGTGATCCGCTCCCGACGCTGCTTGCCGTCTGGATCTTGGCATAGTTGAGCGGAGCGCCGACGATGATCCGGCTTCCTGCGTAGTTGTTTCCGACAACGTCGGCAAGGCTCGTCGGGGTCGTCGTGGTCGCCAACTTGACCGTCAGGTTCGCGGAAGTCGGAAGCGTGATGTTGCTGGTGAACCCGATGTTGAGCGGGGCCGCAAGCGTGCGCGTGGCGGTGATGGTCGGTGACAGTCCAAGGAGGCTCATGGTTGTTCCTTACGAGGGGTTCTGCACTGGGTTGAGGATCACGAAGCCGGGTCCGTTGCGCGTGGACGTGCGCCACAGGTTCGGCTGCACTTGACCAAAATGGTTCTGCACCATTCCATCCTTCTGCTTCGCGGCACCGAAGATCGGGCCAGCCTCGATCTCCGCGAACCGCTGGCTCTGCCCACCGTCCTCGTACGACTCCGCGACTGCGCGGACGTACGAGATGAGCGTCGCCTCGACGTGCTTCGGGATGGAGATGACGGTGCTGTCAGCCGTGTCGCTCGCAACGCTAGTCCACCCGGTGCGGTACAGAACCTTGAGCGCCTCGATGCTCGTAGGCGTCGGGTACAGTTCGAGGCGGTAGGACTGCGTCGGTGCGGCCTGCGTCGGAACAATCGTCTTGACGTAGGCACGCCACGTCAGGTCAGGAAAGTTCGTCTGCCGGGCAGTCTCGACCTCCTCCGGGGACTGGATCCACAGCGGTTGGTCCTGCTTCCAGACCTGCGTGAGTTCCGCAAAGTCAGACGGAAGCGCGACATACGCCTGCGATACGACGGTATTGACCGTCGTGGTCGCCTCGCGGAACTTCCACGGGTGGGTGAACAGGTGTTCCCCGGAAATGTTGACGATCTCCGCCTGCCGCTGCGCGACGGTCTGGCCCGACGCGGTGGACGGGCGACCGCCGATGGCAAGCAGGACGTGGTTCTTGAGATCGCCGTAGGTGAGCATGGGTAATTCCACTTGGCGGGTTTCCCCGCCAAGTGGTGAAGTGTTGCATCAGATCACTGGATGTCGCGCTGGAACCAGAGGCTGCTGTTGACGAGCACGTCAATCAGGGCGGAACTGGCAGCAGTCACCGATCCGAGTGCGATCGCAGCCGGGTACACGCTGGTCACGCCAGCGGCATTGCCGAACATGCCAGCGTCGTCTTCGGGCGCAAGCGGCGTTCCGAGGCCGACGTTGGCAGTGGTCGCATAGACCATTGCCTTGACGACGCCGCCGAACTGCACCTCGACGTAGGTGTCGTCTGCACCCGCGTTGGAAAGCAGGCTGGTGACGACACCGATGTAGCCGCACTGGTCATTCACGTTGCCGTCAGCCTTGACGACGGACGAGAACGGGGAACCTTCGAGGCTGGCGACGGTGTCAAGCGGGGGGTACACCGCTTCCGTGTGTCCGAAAGACGTGATGACGACGTCACCGACCGCGAGGGCGCTGCCCTGACGGTTGACGCAGCGGGTCTTGGTGCCGACGGGCTGGAGGCCGACAGCACCGTTGTTGGGAGCGAAAATCATGTTGTGTGTCCTTCCTTTGTTTGTGAGTGAGGTGGCGAGACGAATCCCGCCCCCGTTGGATCATCAGTCAGCGACGTTCACGGGAGCGATGATGCCGTGACGCTGGCGGCTGTTGCAGAACAGGTTCCACCAGCAGTCGACGGGCTGCACCCAAGTGAACGGCTGGTTCGGGTGGCGCATCACGTCGTGCTTCTTCATGTAGCGCGTCGAGTGGAAGATCGGGGTGAGGTACTGGCCGTTGACGAACCAGTAACGCGCACCCTTGTCGATCGTCGTGGAGCCAGTCTCGCTGCCACCGGAGGTGGTGACGATGGTAGCGGCATCGCGACCAGCCTTGGTGTCGGCGACGGTGGCGTTCCCGTTCGGGTAGATCGCCGCGTCGTCGAGGTTCGCGCAGTACTCCAGCGGGATGCCCGAGAAGGTCGGGGTGCTGTAGGCGCTGTCCTGCGGGCTGACGAGCATGTCGTTCGAGGCACGCAGGGCACGCTTGTACTGGTTGATGCCAGCACGCGAGCACAGGATCATCTGGCGGTTGAGGTTCGTCTCCTCGAAGTACTGGCGCTGCGTCAGCGGAGCCTTGAACTGCACCTTGAGGTACATCTCGTCGAACGCCGGGAACAGACCGCCGACCTGACGGGTGCCGCTGTTGAAGCCGCTGAACGTGTACGAACCGGGAACGAAGTTGTGATCGAGCGCACGGTCGTAGAACGAGATCTGGTTCGACCAGCGACCGTCGGTGTCGGGGTCGATGCCGAGCACGTTCGTCCAGCCGATCGGGCGACCGCCGCGCTCACCGAAAGTGGTGACCGCGCCGATGTCCTCCGTGATGAACGCGGGCAGGCCGTAAGGCTCCTTGCCGCCCGTCTCCATGTTGGAGTAGTTGCCCTGCGAAGGCGCCCACAGGTCGTTCTCCATGCCGTTCAGCATGGAGGTCCACATGCGCATCTCCTTGATGCGCTTGAGGCGCTTGTACATGACCTTGGCATCGCCGTCGTTGAGTTCGACCTCCTGATCGGTCCACGACATGTAGTCCATGCTGAACCGCCACGGGGCCGACAGGGTGTCGGTGACCTGCGGGTTCGACCAAGTGAACGTGTCGTTCGGCTGGTACTTCTGGTAGGTGGAGGCGTCGTCGAAGACGATCACGTCCTTGATGGACGTGCCGCCCTGAACGAGCGTCTCGCTGGCCTTCTCCTTGAGGAGACGGGAAAGGACGTAGTTGTTCTTGACGGCCTCGTTGATGACGGCGTCGGCGGACTTCAGGTACGCAGGCCCGGTGGACTGCATGAAGTCATTGAACTGGGTGATGGAAGGCATGTGCCTTGCTCCTTACTTTCTGGTCGCTGTGCGGAGGCGGGTGCCGCCGCCAGACATGATCTGGTCAAGGATCTCGTCGTCCTCGTCCCGAGGCGGCGGCTTGACAGGCGCGGTCGTCCCCTTGGGGGCGGTCGGCTGGCTTGCCTTCGCGTTCGGCTGCGATGACGGCTGCGATCCAACGATGGCCGAGTAGGCCGCTGCGGCGAGTTCGTCGACGCTGGCGTACCCTCCCGGCTTCGCAGCCCCGAGTTCCGACATCTTCGTCAGCACCGCCTCGTAGGGAGGTGCCTTCGTCCCGTAGCGGGAACGAAGCGAATGGTCGGCCACGCGGGCCTGCGCAAGCAGCAGTTGCTCCTGCAACTGCGCCTGCTGCTGCTGGAAAGCCATGCGGACGGGTGCGACGAGGTCCTCGCCGTACGCCTCCGCCATCTGCGCGAACGGGTCATTCGCGGGCTTGGCATCCGCCGCAGGCGTGTTGTCCTGCTTCGGCGCTTCCGCTGGTTGCCCCTTCGCCAGTTGCTCCTCCAACTGCTTCATGCGACCGCCGTACGAGTCAACGTCCTTCTGGCGCTTCGCCGCGGATTCCGCCCACTTGAGCAGGATCTCCGGTGAAGCCGAGGCGATGACCTCGTCGGGTACGCCGTCCCTCTTGAGGACCTTGGCGACCACGTCACGGTCGAAGGCGGGCGCATCGGGTTCCGTCTCTGGCGAGGAGGGGGAAGCGGACGAATCCACGTCAGCCTCCTTGTCGTCGTCGGACTCGATGCTGTCGAGCAGTTTCGCGAGGACGGCGTCGTCATCGTCGATCGGTTCGGCCATGCTGGCCTCGATCTTGTGCGAGTCGTCCTGCTTGGGCTGCTCCTCCGTCCCCGCGGACGGAGTCTCGGCCTGCACGATGGGTTCAGCGTCGCTGTCCATGTCAGTCCTCTGCTCTCACATAGCCGCCGCGGGAGGCAACGTTGCGTTCCTCGCGTCGGCTGTGGATGATCGGGTGTCCCTGCGCGTCGCACTTCACGCCCGGCATGTTGCGGGGAAGCGCGTGGCTGACGTAGGGATAGGTGTTCCGGGTGAAGTTCGGGCTGACCTGCGTCCCGCTCGGGACGCGGGTGACGGTGCCGAACAGCGGATGCTCGTAGGACGAGCCGATGCCCGGCGCTTCCCGCATGGGAAGGACGCACTCGATGATCTTCCCGTCCTTGGTGCTGAACTCGTACGCTGGCATCAGGCCCTCGCCGCAGAAGCCGCGATCGCCGCCTGCGCACGGGCAGGGACGACCGGAGCCTCACCCGTAGGAGAAGGTGCCGGGCCACCGGAAACAACACCCCCCTGCATCCCGCCCTGCGGGGCGGACGGGGCCTGCTGCATCTGCTTCAGCACGGACTCGTCGATGAAATCCTGCATCTGCGGGACGTTCTGGGCGTCTCCGAGGAACGAGAGCAGGTCGCGCCACTTGACCCACGGCATCGCCGGGATCGCCTGCGCGGCCTGCGTGATGACCTGAAACGTCTCGATGGCACGCTTCTGCGCCAGCATCTCGCTGGTGCGCTCCATGCTGTAGGCGTCCACGTCGATCTGCATGTCGTCCCACGTCCCGACCTTCAGCCCGCCTTGGAACACGGGATCCTCCATGCCAGCCGCACGGGCATCCTCCCCTCCGACCGGAAGGACGACCCGTGCGTCGTGGAACATGTACCAGCCGACGTTGCGGAAGACGGTGTCCATCGCGTCCTGAAACGCACGCTTGAGGTGCGCGATGCGCATGGTGCTGGCGGATTCGGCGACCGCCACCTCCGTCGCCGACGCGCTTCCGGCGATGTTTCCGCGCATGGCGTCGGACATGCCGAGCGCACGGTCAAGGCGGTCCTTGGCGACCTCGACGGACTGGATGTGCTGGTTTGTGCTGCCGCCGACCTCGACGGGCTGGAGGCTGCGGGCGTCGAGTCCAGCCTCCGCGAAGACGTACATGTCGGGTGCGTTCACGACATCCTGAAGGAACTTCGGGTTCTTCGCGTCGCCGACGAGGATGCGCTTGTACCGCTTCTGGTTCTCCTGCTGGCTCAACGCGAGGTCGTTCGCGTACTGGATCTGGTCGCGGCAGGCGACGATCGGCGACATCGGGTACGGGTCGTTCGGGACGCAGAACGCTCCGAAGACCGTGTACGGGCCGTTCGCCGGGCCGTAGTAGGGGAGCGGCTGGCGGATGAACTCGCACTGGCAGTCGTTGGAACCGCCTTGGTACTTGGCGACGGTGTAGATCGTGCCGTTGAACAGCGCGGAGTCCATCGCCTCGTCGATGAGTTCGGCGGCTGCGTCTGCCATCTCCGGGACCCATATCTCGTAGATCGCGAGTTCGCGCCTCTCCGGGATGTCGCGGCTGTCGCGCAACTCGTCGACGCCGTTGTTGGTCGCAAGGCGCTCGATCGCCTCCTTGTTCCACGTCTCGTCGAGTTCGGCGCGTCGGAGCAGGTCCTCCTTGTCGCAGACCCAGACGTGGCCCATGAAGCGGGCCTCCTCCCAGTGCATCGCGGCAGGGTCGATGATGAACCGCTCCGGGTCGATCCTGTAGACGCGGGGCAGGTACGGGCCGCTGCCGTCCCAACTGCGGTCGTGGCCGCGAGGCTCGTTCACCGTCATGCTCACGCCCCAACCGAGCAGCATGTCGGTGGCGATGCGCTCGATCGTGCCGCGGAGCCTCGTCATGCGCGACCACCTGTTGAGCGCTGCCTTGATCGCGACGCAGGCGGTGCGCTGCACGGACGGGCGTGCGCTCGTCACGCGCACCTTCGGGTTGTCGTGGATGATGCGCGGAAGGACCATGCTGACGTACGCATGGACCGCGTTCTCCGGGTGGTTCGCCCCGTAGCCGTCGCGGTATCCCTGACCGCAGAACCACTCGCGGAGTTCCTTCGGCGTCTGGAAGTGCTGGTCGCGGAACCACTCCGCACGGTCGATCTCGTCGCGGATGTTGGCGATGTTGCCGAAGTCAAGCATGGTGCTTCATCCGTGCCTTGTCGTTGTCGTTCCGCATCGAGGCGACCTTCGCCTCAAGCGCGGACACGCGGGACATCAGCGCGACGACCTGCGCGGTGTCCTGCTGCGGGACGCTAGCGGGCGCGGGGACGTTTCCCGACACCTGCCGCAGCACCCTCTCCCCCTCGACCGGGTCAAGGTCGATCTTGACCCCGGTGGCGAGGGAAACCCGGACGCGCCCGCCGATCTCGTCGATCTGCGCGATCGAGTCGACCGGGAAGTGCGTCTGCCTGACCTTGAGGAAGTTCACCGCTTCTTGCCCTTCTTGGCGGGAACCTTGCAGGAAACCCTGCATCCGTACTTGCGGCACAGCGCGACCCCGCCGAAACCGCCGAGGACGATGCACGCGACGCAGAGAGCGACGTTCTCGATCACTTCTTGCCCTTCTTCTTGGCGCGTGCGGGAAGGCGCTTCATGGACTTCGTCTTGGAAGCCATCTCCTTCGCGATGCGCGGGTGCTTGGCGAACATGAAACCCTGCTGTGCCTTGGACTTGAACGGCATCAGTAGCCCTTGCCCTTCGACATCTTCTTCCCGGTCTTCTTGGCGTAGGACTTGGCAGCGGCCTTGCCCTTCGCGGTGTACGGGAACGACTTCTTTCCGACCTTCGGCATCACTTGCCTTTCTTCCAGCCGCGCTTCATTGCGGCGTACTGCTTCGCGCTCACGGTTGACTGCGACTTGGGGCGCGAGATCCCGAGACGCTTCCGACGGTTGATGTTGCCCACCAACGAGTTCTTCGCCATGTCAGCACCCCCACCTTGCCCGAGCGGCCTTGCCGCGCTCGCCCTTCCACGACCTGCTGCGGGCGCAGAACGACTTGTGGCGCGGATTGTCCTTGTCCTTCGTCGGGGCCTGCAACTTGCTTCCGGTCGCACGGTTGTACTTGGCCCGGCCCTTCGCCGTCAGGCCAGCGCCCTTCGACACCGGGAGTTTCTCGCCCCTGCCGACCGAGAGGTTCGGCCCACGCTTCCTAGCCATCATTCCTCCTCGTCAAGCGCCGGGAGGAACGACCACACCGGGGTCGACTCGCCGACGTACGCGCAGACGATGTTGCACTCAAGGTGCTCGATCGCATCGTCGTAGTCCATGCCTTGGTCGTTCACCAAGACATTCACGACGCGATGGGTGTCATAGACCACGCGGTAACTCCCGGTCTTCAAATCCCGCGTTATGCCGATGACGGCGTCGTCGAGTCCGTCGGCGAACATGGTCGTCACCTCGTTCTCGTCGCACCAGTCACGGACGCGCTCTGCGTTGGCGATCATCGGAACACCTCCCAGTGCTTCAAAAGGTCCCCTGCCGAGCCTTCAGGATACACCTCATGCTCCTGACCCGGAACTGGCGCGTCGTCAATCGCCATCCACGCCAGCGCGAGCGCGATCACCCGGTCGCCGTGGTTCTCCCTCGCCCCGGTCGACTCGTCGCGGAGCCTGCCGGGGATCACCCTTCCGTTCCCGTCGAGGACGTAGGCCAGCATCTCGTCGAGCGTCCCCGTGCAGGGAACGATCACCTCGCCCTGCTGCACCGCACGCGACAGGTTGCCGAGCAACAGCCGCTTCGACTGCTCGCTCGACACCCACCCCACCCTGTCGATGATCCCGTGCGTCGTCTTGCCCTCCTTGCGCGGCTTCCACACCCGGTGGAAACGCTGCGCCTCGAAGTCGCGCTGGAGGCTCTGGCCGGGTCCGTTCACCTCCCACGCCACCACCGCCTCCCTGAACGCACCACGGCACACGTCGGCGACCTCCGCCGCCAAGTCCGCGGGCGTGATGTTGGCGTCGACCATCATCGCCACCATCTGCCGCGTCCCCGCGTCCAAGACCGCGACCGCGCTGGCATGGTTTCCGGTCCCGTACGCAGGGTCCATGCCCACCGCATACGAACCGACCTCGTCACCAGCCCCCCAAAGACGCCACCGCCCGGTCGGGCTGTCCACCCACCGACCAGACACCCAGTTCGCACGCCGCGGTTCCCGCCCGAACTCCCTTCGGTGCGCAGTCACCGCCACGCTCGGGAAGAACGCCGCCCCGGCACCCATCGCCTCCGCGAACACGTTCTGCGCCAGATCGACCTTGTCGCGCTTGCGCAACTGGTCGCCAAGCCACGGGGTCCAGACGTAAGTGCCTCCGGTGGTGCCAGTAACGGTTCCGTCGAAGTCCACCCGAGTCTCCGACCCCACCGCCTTCTCCGGGTGGTGGTAATACAGCATCTCCACCAACTCCGGATTGCCAGTCCCACGCGCCTCCTGCACCAACTTGTCGTACCGCGTCCCGTACCCGATCGGGGTGGAAAGCGCGATGCGGCAAGAGGTTGTGTCGGAAGCAGACCGCCACGCAGCCTCGTCGTCCTCCAGCGCCGCGAACTCGTCGAACAGCACGAACGTCCGCCGACCGCCACGACCGATGTGCGCACCGCTCGCCTGACCCGCGATCGTCGCACCGCTCGACGGATGCCGAAGCACCATGTGCTGGCGGAACGACCCACCCTTGCGCATCTGGTCAGCCGTGCATGGCAACACCCACGACGGCTGGCTGCTGATGATGTAATCGACCTTCCAGAACAAGGAATCAGGGTCGCCAGTCCGGTCCACGTTGTCCTCAACACGCGACACCAGCAGGCTTTGCCACCCGTGGAACAACCACCCCCACGCAGCCAAGCCCACCACCAGCCACGACGCACCCATGTCGCGGCTCTTGCGGATCACCACGTCACGACCGTCCTTCACGCAACCACCCAACCGCCGGATCGCCGACACCTGAACAGGCCACGGAATGAACGGAACGTCACGCACCAGCGCAGGACGCTCCCGACCGTCAGGACCCGTCTCCTTCACCCGGTACGTCCACGCAGTCAACGCCAGCCACGCAGCAGGATCCTCCCGGAACAGCGCCACGAAGTCAGCACGTTCCTGCGCGTTCGACGAAGAAACAATGTACTCCCGGAGCAACATCAACTCACCCAAGTCCGTCGGCCACGAAGGGGTCCCAAGGGGATCCGTACCAAAGGACCCACCGGGGGATCCGTACGAAGACCCTGCCCCTCCCACCCCCCCTCCGGGGGGTAGGGGGGTTGGTATGTGGTTGTGGTTGTAACGGGCATGCTCGACGCATGCTCCAAGCATGCTCGTAGCATTGCTCGAAGCATCCTGCTTCTTGCGAGGAACAGGAGGCAAAGTCTCGGTAGTCAAGCAAAGCCAAGGACTTGCGTTCGCAGGCGGACGAAACGCTATGTCGCCCTTGTTCCCGGATGGCAGTTCCGGGATCGGAGTGCGCGGAGAAACCCATGCTTGCGGCATGCTCGGAGCATCGGAAGGCAGAGGGGAGTGGGACTCCGACGCAACGGGCAGGCCGGGGGATCCGGACGCAGGAACCCCACCCCCCCCACCCCGCTTTCGCCCCCCGCCACCCCCCCGCGCCGCCCGCTTGGCCGCACGGCGCTTGGCGTCCCGTTCGCGCTGGTAGGTGACGGCCCGCATCGTCGCCGCCCCGACCTCCGCAAGCGTTGGAAGCCCGCCGGGGTGCGCCTCAAGCCACGCCGCCCAAACGGCCCCGCCCGCCTTGCGCGCAGCGGCACGAGCGGCAAGCCAAACCCGGTCCATCCCCTTCGATCTTGCGTCTTGCTTACGCGGCATCGTCGCTAGACCCCGGTTGCAACCCCTCCAGAATGCCCCCATTCGCGTCCGCATCGTCGGGATGGGGCAACGCCGCCAACGGAGCAACGGACGCGCCTACGCGCCTTGTAGCGGCAAACCGGGCGAGGAACTCGACCGCCCGCGATGCGCTCCCATCGTCAACCCGCAACGCACCGCCGCCCGCCCCGGTCACTTCCACCCGCTGCGCCGTGTCGCGGTACCGGGCAGGGCGCAGGGCGCGTAGGCGGATTTGAAGCGCAGACAACTGCACCGCGTTGCCGCGTTCCTCGCCTTTCGCGATGCGGTCGAGCGTTGCTTCATGCGCGTCCGCGATTTGCTCCTCCGCCTTCTCGCGCAATTTACGATATTGGGGGTCGGAAGCCTGCCAATCGCAGGGGGTTGCGTTGCTGATCCCGCACTCGCGTATCGCCGCCTGCCATCCCACAATCGGCCACAACGCGAGAAACTTCCGCTGTAGTGCGCGAGTTTCTTCCGCGTCGGGGTGCGGTGCATCTTCCATTCCCGCAAGGCTTTACACTCATGCGGGAAACAATTTGAGGAAATCCGGCGAAATTGCTGATGCTCCCCCCTTGCGTTTCCCGATTTGTAGGGTATCATCACTCACGCGGCACCGTGCCGCCTCACCTCTCACCGGAGACTCTGCCATGTCCACCTACCCCCCCGTTCCGCTCACCCTCTCGCCCGAAGCCGCGCACCGCGTCCACTTCCTCGCGCTTGAATCCGCCGGACGCGCATCGCTGACCTACGCCAGTCACCTACTGGCCGCCCGCACCGCCGCGTACCGCGACCGCGTAGCCGCGCTGCCGTGCGGGGAGCAGGATGCGGAAGCGGATCGAACGGAGTGGAAGCGCGCCGATGCCGTCACCGCGTGGGAAATCGCCAACGCCATCGGCCAGTCCATCCGCGAGGTCTACACGGACACTTGGAACGTCGAGCGGATGCTATGCGCGGCGGAACAGTGCCGGGATCTATGCGACCTGATTCAACTTTCCGACGATGAAGCCCTACACGGCGCGTACACCCGCGCCATCAGCGAATGCGCGGATAAGTTGGACGGGATGCGTTCCGCGCTCCGCATCTGACCCGTACCCCGCACCTACCCCCCGCGAGGGGGGCTAGTGCGCGGCACTGGCCGCCATTCAACCCCTTACGGAGACTCTGCCATGAGCCACTACTACGCCCGCATTCCGACATCCGCCCGCCGCACCATCGCCACCGCCCGCGGCCATAAGTCTACGGGCATCGCCGCCGAAGTTCTGACCGCCGAAGGCGGGGTGCGCGTGAGCATCCGCAATATCGACGGGCGCGATATCGTCACCGTCGAGCGCGTCGGCAACCCCCATACGGGCGGGCGCATCGGTGCCGGGTCCATCGTCGCCCGGTTCGATATGGCTGACCCCAACGGATACCCCCGCTACGGTGCGGCGGAACCCGCGCCCGCCCCGGCGGTCACCTTCACCCCCTACCCGGTCGCTGCCACTTGCCCCGCCACTGGCGCGGAGTACGGGACCGCCGAATAACGCGGTACCCCCCGTCGTCCTCCCGGTGCGCTCGCATCGGGGGGCGAACGGGCGGCACCGTGCCACCCATTCAACCCCTACCGGAGAATCTGCCATGCCGAAGCCTACGCCCGAAGTTCTCGCCGCCCGCTACGCCCGTGCCGTTCACAAGTGGCACGATGCCCAACGCGCCATGTTTCGCGCCGAAAAAGCGATGCGTGACGCGGCAATCGCCGCCGTCCCGCTCCCGCCGGGTTCCGACCGTACCGCGCACTACCGCTATGCCGACTTCATCGAAAGCGAGTGCCGCAACGGCGGACTCGGCCCGACCTACATGACGCTTTCCGACTTCCTTCCGTCGCTCACCGCGTTCGCGCAGGAATCTTGCGCCGACTAACCCGTGCCACCCGCCGCGCTCCCTCCCCGGAGGGGGCCGGACGGGCGGCATTGGCCGACCCTTTCGCACCTACTTATCGGAGATTCTGCCATGACTGTTACCGCTACCGCGACCGTCCGCATCCCGACCGCCATTCACGCCGCCGCCGCGCCGAAGTCCCTGCCCCGTGCACGGTTCTCGCCGGATACCGTGGCGGTGTACGCCTCGGATGGCGAAGCCATGATCGCCGCGACCGATGGCAAGATGCTCGCCGTCGTGCCGACCGTCGCACCCGGCGCGTCCGGGCGCACCATCCTGCCCGCCGCCGTCGTGAAGTCCGCCCGCCCGTCCGCCCGCAAGCGCATCGCGGCGGTGATCGACTTGGACGCGAACGCCTTGCCCGATGCGTTCTTCCCACCGATTGACGGCGTGATGGCGTTGAGCATGAATCACCGTCGCGCCGTGCACCTGAACGCGGCGATGCTTTCCCGGCTTGCCGATGCGCTCGGCGCGGCGGACGGCACCGTTACCCTGCTCATCGACCCCGATTCGGCGCGTCCGATCGTCGTGATGCCGTACGAGGACGGGGAACGGAGCGAGGACGGCGCGGTCGGGTTGCTGATGCCGATGGTGCACAAGCGGGCCGACAGCGTTCATGCTGCTGCGGCGACCGACCGCCTGAATGCCGCCATCGAACTGGCAAAGCGGGCGACCGCGTGACCTACCCGGCGGGCGCGATGCGACCGCGCCCCGCCGACCCGTACAGAACCCGTACAAAAAAATCTGATTTACCCACTTGACAGAATCGGAATTGGTGATAGAATACACACACCTAGCCGCACTCGCGGCGCAACCCGGAGACTCTGCCATGAACCGCGACTACCTCACGAACCGCACCAAGTACGAGCGTTTCCGTACCGCCATCGTTGTTTCGCGCACATTCACCCACAACGGGGAGAATGACCTGCACCCCGGCGAGATTGTCGGCATCCGTTTCCTGCGGCATCGACTCAACCCAGTCAACCGCCGCCCGGAACCGTTGTACGCGGCCACTTCACCGTCCGGCGCGGAGTGTCTTGTGTCGGGTTTCAACCTCCGCGACTTCTGCCTCTGACCCACCACCCCTAACCGGAGCCTCTGCCATGAACACCCCGACCGTCGTTTCCATGCCCGCCCGCTATCCCGGCACCGCCGTGGACGGCACTCGCGTCAAGCGCGGCGCACCCATCGCATGGTGCCGTGCGACCAAGCGCGTACTGTCCGCCGACCCGAAGCGCATCGCCGCGCTCGTCGCTGACGCGGAAGCCGCCGCCGCACCCGATTGTTTCGACATGATGTACGAGGACGCTTGCGCCGCCCGCTGCGGCTTCTGACAATCACCCCCAACGGAGAACGCCATGCCGACCAAGCCCACGCCGCTGCACTTGTCGCCCGCTGATATTGATACTGCGATACTCGCGCTGACAACCTACGCCATCCCTGCACTTGAGGAACTGGCCGCTGTCGGAAGGTTGCGCGGCGACGATCTTCCGCAATTCCGCACCGCGCTGCGCAACCTCAAGCGGCACCGTGCCGACCGAGCGATCGCGCTGCGCGACTGGAAGCGAGAGCATCCCGAGTGGACACGAACCGAGAACACATGTTCGTGCACCGAATGCGGGTACACGATCCAAGGCGACAATCCGCCCGTCGAATCTGTCTGCGCACTTTGCTACCACTAACCAAAGGAGAACGCCATGAACAAGTGCAACTTTCTCACCTTTGACCAAGCCAATTCTGAAGGAAATGAGGTATGGCTTGATGTTGTTGGAGGATCGTCGATCTGCATACGGAGAACAGACGATGGAATCCGTGTCGATCTTTTGACGCAGATAGGACATCGAACCGCGACCACTCACGCATCTTGGAACGAACTTCACGACACCGAATAAACATAACCAAAGGAGAACGCCATGCCGTCACGAATCACCGAGTCCGACCTTTACGCCGCCGTCGCCCGCCTCAATGAGATCATCCACGGGGAACCGAAGCCCGCGCACGACGCGCCCGGCGCGTACTTCCTGCAAGGGGCATATGGCGGGTGGCAATTGCAGCGCAACGCCCCGAACGGGCGCGGATGCGAGTCCGTCACCTCCGGGTATGTGAGCAAGCCCGCGCTGTACGAACTCATCTACGCTTACCGCAAGGGGTACGCGACCGCCATGCACGACCGCCATGTCGAAGTGTTCGGCGCGGCGACCGCGCCCGCCATCGACTGACTTGACACCGTTCCGTTTCGTGATACACTACCACCACAAGGAGACTCTGCCATGATGAACACCGACCGACTGCTTTCCGTGTTTTCCGAGATCGGGAAGAACGCCGCCGACATGCGCGGGTGCGGGCAACTCGCCCGCGTCACCGCCTACGCCATCCGGGACATGCTTCCCCCGTCACCCGAACCCGATGCGTCCGCGTTCGTCGCCTACGCGGAGGACTACGCGATGGCCGTCCACTACCACGCCGCGCTCGTCCATGCGGAGGACATCGGAAGGTGGTCAATCGGCAACTCCGTCGATCCGAGCCTCGCGGTCGCGGAGGCAAGCCATGCCCGCACCCATGCGTCCGCGCAACTGATCGGTGCATGGAAGGCGATCACCGCAACGGAGTGCTGCGGCACGGCGAAGGGAGGCAAGTGATGCCGCGCACTGCCCGACCAAAGCCCGAGCCGACCATCGCGTATGAGTTCATCGTCACCGTTCGATCCTGCCCGCACGATCCGACCGATCCGTTCGACCATCAGTGGTACACCGTGTCAGCGCAGGACGAACTCACTGCCCGCGCCGTGCTGACCGACATATGGCGTGACCGTTCCGACCTCATCGCCATCACGCTCTGCCCTATCTGCCCGTAACCACCAACCGAAGGAGACTCTGCCATGAAGAACACGCTGCTCATCGAACTCAAGACCGACACCGGAATCGAACTCGCCGTGTCCATCCGCAAAGGCGGTGCCATCCGCATCGTGGACGCGAACATCCCCAAGCGACAGCCGCACCGCGTCCTGATCGACACCGACGAGTACCGGGAAGGCGGCGATCCGCTCGGGGTGCTGACCGTGAAGAACATCGCCCGCTTCTCGTACATCATTGACACCGCAGGGTTGGACGGATCGGTGCAGGACTTGATGATCGAATCCATCCGCGAGTCAGTCGCCGCGCTGCTCCTCAACGAAACGAGTGCCGCAGCGCATGAGTACGGTCGGGCATTGCACGACTGCATCATCGCGTCCATCAACATCGTCCCACCCGGTTCGACAGTCACCGCCTGACAAACGAAGGAGACAATGCCATGAGGATCAAGCAGACCGACATCAAGTTCCGCGAGGACGCGAGGGATTACCTGTATGCGTCCATGAGCATCGAAGGCACCCCATTCCATGTGGAGGCGATCAAGGTTCACCCGCTCGGAACGGAGTCGGTGCAGACCGCGACCACCGAGCAGAACGACCAGTTGCTCACCGACAGGCTAGGCAAGGATGGGCCGTTCCACACAGTCAAGATCGACGAGTGGCCCGGAGACTGGATCGTCGTCATCACTCCGTACCGATACTGATTACACTCAACAGGAGGACACCATGATTCCAGTTACCAAGACCGTGAGCGAATGGCTCAAGAACAAGAGCATCACGCCGATGATGCTGACCATAAACATCGACTCGGCTTCGTCCGTTGCGCTGCGCCATGCGGGGTACGAACTGTTCCGCACCGACCCGGACAACGAGGCGGAGTACGCCCGCGCCGCCGATGCTTACGAGGAAGCGGAGCGCGTGTTCCTTGACATCCACGGCGGCACCGAAGTGACCCGTCAGGTGGAGGTGGCGGCATGAAGTGCGCGATCATCGCGGCGGCGGCGTTCTGCGGAACGGCAAGCGCGGACTTCCTCATCGCTATCCCAAACGGGTTCGTGTGGGACGGCGGGAGCGCGGTGCGGACGGCCAACGGTTGGGTCGGCTCCGGTTGGGAGCGTTTCCCCGGCGTGAACCCGCCGTGGAACTCCATCGGCGGCGAGGCGGAGCGAGTCGCGGTGCAGACCGTGCTTTCGCAGCCGATCCCGGCAGTCGCCATGCCGTGCGAACCGACGCGCCGCCCCGCCAGTGCATCCGCCCGCATCAGCGGTTCGATCAGGGTTGCGGGCGAATCCGTGCGGTTCTCCATCGACCCCGTGTAGACTCTCCGGTGACTCTTGGCAGAGTCTCCTCTTGCACCCCCCGCCCCGGCAGAGGCGGGGGGTGTTTCTTTTCCCGCCGTACCCTACCCTCCGGGCGCGGCCATGCGGGTTCGACTCCCGCTCGGGCAGGGGCAGAAGGGTGAGAGCCACGCCCCCCTGCACGGCCACCGATGAGGTAACGGAAACCTGCCGCCGGGACAGGCGAACGAGCGAAGCGCGTTCGTGCTGTCCACCGGGGCAAAGGTGCTACACCTGTCCACAAGTGTGGCGGATTCGCTCCACGGAAACGCATACGGACGCACCATTTCGGTTTCACGGTGGCTTCCGTTCGCCAAAACGCATACGAATCGGCTAATCAACCGCACTTGAAAGCAACCATGTCGATCCCATCGACAGGTCACGATAACGAGTACGCAACTTCCACTTTCTTGAACTTTCCGACAATCACCCGCCAGTCGATCACGGTGCCGCGTCTTGGTCGGTATCCAATCCTCGCACCCTTGCGGGCATTCTCCTCGGACTTGAGGTACTGGAGGTTTCCGGGGCGGTGCTTCCCTCCCCGTGCGAGGGGACGAATGTGATCGACCTGATACCCATCAGGGCAAAGACGGTAGATCATGGTGACGAGCGCGGCATCTTCCGGAGACAGGTGCGTGTCCCGTTTACGCGCCCTCCGTGCCGCCTCCGTGGCCCGCCTGTTCCGGCGGTGCCGTTCTTGGTTCGCGTCCTGCCAAGCCCGCACGGAGGCTTTGCGCCGCCCTGCGTGGCGTTCCACATACCTCCGCGAGTAGACGCGGTGCGCCTCGGCGTGGCCGGAACGGCATCGGTCGCACCTGCACCCCTTCCGGTAGGCGACGAGCACGGTGTTCTCGGGATGGATGCAGTCAGACATACCGGAACCTGTCGATGGGAATGTGCAGCACCGCCTCGGTGTCCATCGGATCGTTCCGGTCGGTGCGACCGCCGTGCGCGACAAGCCCGTTCGACATGGCCTCGGGGATCATCGCGTACCCAGTGCGATCCTGCCACGACACGACGAGGACGGCGGCGACCGAGCGTTCGTCCGCCTCGCGCCTCATGTCCTCCATCTTCCGAAGCGAGATCATGTAGGTCGGGTAGGTGGACGAATTGCACAGGCGGCACTTGACCTCCGCGATGGCGACCACCTGCCCATCGCGCACCACCTCGTAGTCCCACGCGCAGAGCGGCGGAGTCTCCCGTGCGTCCGTCCCGGTGGCGGCGCACACGCGGGCCATCGCCGTGCGCTGCCTTGCCCGGTCGTGTTGGGTTTCGTACCTCGGCCTCATGCCCTGTCGATCCTTATGACGACCGCCCGGTCGCAAAGGCGGGCGGCGCGTTCCGTGCGGAAGGTGATCGACCGGACGACCGAATCGTCGTGCCACACGCCCGCGTCGGTCAGCCCGTCGATGTACGCCTTGGTGCGTCCGCCGATGTTGTCGGGGTCGGGGAGTCGGCCCCGACCGCGCCATGTCACGGTCAGGGCCGCTCCCTCCACCTTCTGCCACGATGCGAATGCCCGCATCTCCTCCGTGGCGAGCGTCGCCGCCACATGGCGGTCGTGTTTCGCCGCCCGGTGACGCACCCGCCAGTGGCATCGTGCGTTCGCTCCGGGCATCATCGGCGGCGGCAAAATCAGGACGAGGCTGTCAGCAGTTCCGTCGTTTCGTCCGCGGTCAGCCAGTCCATGATCTTCTCGGCGCATTCCCTTGCCTTTCGTGATGGCATCGCCATGCCCTTGTCCTCGACCGTGATCGACCGGGATCTGTTCCCGTTCGTCAGCGTGATCGTCGTGAAGCGTTGGTCGAACAGCCCGCCGTTGCGAACGAGCGTAGCCATCGCCCGGTCGTTCGTCTCGGTGATCGCCTGCGCGACGGCAAGCGCATAGATCGACGGGCATTCGATGTCGGCATGGACGGGGAAGTCGGCCAGCCCCTCCATGATGATCCGGCCCTCATCGAACCAAGCGATTCGTATGTTCCAGTGTGGATTCATCGGGTTCAAAAACCTTCTTGTTGTTGCGGCAAACGCTCTTTCCTTCGAGCGCGTCCATGCGGTAGTTCTGGAAGTTCCCGAGAAGCCTGCGGGCGCGTCGCGCCTGCATCCCCCTCGGGGTGTTCGCCGCCTGTTGCAGAACCATCAGCAGCAGCAGCACGATCTCGTCAAGGGAGGCGGCGATCTGATGCGCCTTCGCCTCCCGGTGTTCTGACGCTATGCGGAGTTTCTTCTGCAACGCGATGTTGTGTTCAAGGTCTTCCCGGCTGTGGTAGATCATCGTCGCCTCCCTTGGCGTTTAGCCCATCTGCCCGCATCCCGAGCGCGATGAACCTTTCGATCAGTTCCTTGATCGGACGGCCTTCCTTTGCCGCCATTTCCCTGATCTCCGCGATCAACGCCGCGGAGATCCACACGCTTCCGTTCACGCGATGCCAGTTCTTGCTCGGCATCAGCCCTTCCCCCCGTACTCCATTCGTTCCCGCAGTGCATCGTTCTCCGACACCAGCGCCGTGTTGCGGTGCGCCAGCATGTCCGCAGCCGCCTTCTCCTTGCGGAGATCCATGAGCAGCCGCTCCAGTTCCTTCGCCGCATCCCGGCAGACCTCGTCGCCTCGGTCGGCCCGACGCCAAAGGCTTGCCAACAGGTCGGCCATCCTTGCCGATTCGAGCATGAGTCCTCCTCAAGTGGATCCTAGAAACCGTGGTCGTGCTGCACTTGAACTGCCGTGCGATGTCAGCGACCTTCATCCCGGAGTCAACGAGACTCCGTATCTGAACGACATATTCGGGCGGCAGTGGCGTGGTCTTGTTCACAGTCCAGCCTTCTTCCGTGCGGCGGCGAGCATCTCGTCACCGATCCACTCGCGGTACAGGCCGAGCATCCGGTTTGCCGACGAGAGATCGTCGCGCAAGTTCGCTATCTCGTCCATCGCGGCGACGATCGTTGCCTTGTCGCGCGGAGTGACGTTCTCGATCCGTGCGAGCCGTTCAAGGATTTCCGCCTTGCCTTGCATCTTCGCGCTCCTTGCGTCGTTTCCTGTACCTCGCCACCGCGTCGGCCTGTCCTCGGCAGCAGCGAACGCACCTGCACCCGTATTGATACCCGGTGTACGGCTTGTTCTCCGGGAAGGAGCAGGAACGGCGAGATGTCAGTTTCGCCGCCCTGCTTGCCTTCCTGCGGTGGATCGTCGCGTAGCACCGCTCCCGCAGGGCATCCGTGCATACCGAGCATCGGCAACCGTGCCGATACGAGTAGTTGCAGGAGTACCCGCTGACCGGGCAATACTTCTTCTTCTTCTTTGCCATTGGTCACTTCAGAACGGGATTTCGGAATCGGGTTCGCTGCCGGGTTCCGCGGGCGGGGCGGTGCGGACCTGTACGATGCGGGGAGGAGCGCCCTCCTTCTTCGCGGCCTCGGTGATGGCCCACAGGACGCTGCCCTTGGATGCCTTGACCGTGCCGAACAGGGCGGTGTCCCACACGAAATAGGTGTCACCGTTCTCGTCCTTGACCTTCACGAACGGGGCGGAGTTCTTTCCCGCGACGCCCTCGTCAATGTACTTCGGGACGATCTCGACCCACTCGCCGTCCGCGGCTGCGACGGATTCCTGACGCGGCTTCGGCGCGACCGTCACGGGTGCGGCAACCGGGGCGGGCGCGGGCGCGGGCGCGGGCGCACCACGGGCCTCGGACGGGCGGAACGGCTCGCGGCGCGGCTCGGGCTTGCGCTCGGTGCGGTCGCGGCGGTCGCCCTCTCCGTCATCGTCCTCGTCCCCGACGATCCCGACGATCGCGGCGAGAGCGTAGCGGCGCAGGTAGGTGATCGCGCTTCCCATCTGCTGCACCGTCGCGTTGTTCGGGAGCGGGAACATCGCCGTGTCCTCGACCAACTGGCCCGACGAGTGGATCAGCGCGGTCGTGACGGTCACCT